ATAACCTCAAAACGATCTATGTCATGCTCTGGTGCATAATCTGATAGATCGTCTTCCCAATACAGTTTAGTGTAGTTTTCACCTTCTGCTATCACCTCTTCAATCACGCTGTCTCTAAAGTATGGACGCTTCTTAAGAGCACGTAGTTGTGATCGTGACATCTTATGTCTCTCTATCACATACTGTGCTTCATCCATGTTGTTAGCGTCTGGATCTGGATAAAAATTCCACACAGATACATGTGATACCTGTGGTACTGTCTTAAACATAGGATCGTATTCACCGTCTTCATTCCAGTTAGGGTATTCTTTGTCAATAGCAAATGGCCCCTTCATTACACCTGTACCAAACAGGGACATTTCAAATGCTGTGCTTCTTAAATGTTTACTTGCACCTGATTCTTCTAACTGATCGTGTATCTTTTTTTGCATTCGTTTTGCTGCAACCATTGCAGGGCTAACTGTAATTGCAGAACCTGTCTGACCCACACCTTCTCTAACACCTTCTAAGCCTCCTAACTTATTTTGATATTCACCTAGTCTGTCCATCAAAGACTGTTGTGTAGCTCCCGGTTCTAACTCGTTGCCATCTCCAGCAAATCCATACGGACTGTTTAGTATATTAGTTACTTCTTCTGTTTCTTTAGGGTCAAAGTGCACATCACCTGCTACACCGTCAGGTAGTTGTGTCGGGTCTATGCTTAGTGGAAACTTTTGATTAGCAAATAGCACATCAACTATCTGTCCGTATGCAGCTAGAGTTTTTGTCTTTGTTATCTTTATAAATACTCTAGATCTTTCTGATTCTGTAAACTGCACATCAGAACCGTACAGTCCTCTGTAATTACGATATGCTTTTATCCAACGCTCTTCATCTTGATACCTGTAGTCTTCTGCTCTTTTATATCTTTCATTAATGTATGGTATTAAATTAGATATACCTTCATCCATAGACTCTTCTGCATCTTCAAGATGAATAGCATCTTCTTCCATAATAAAATCGTCTGTCATTACATTTTCCTTAATATCCGAAGACTGCATCTGCTACTTGCATCTGGCTAGGTGGTTTTCTACTTGGATCGTAATCAAACAAGTTAAACCTTGGTCTTGACATTATACCATACCGTAATGCATCATACAAGTGGTCTTCTGCGTGTGTATCTATATCTTCAGGATTGCGTTTGTCTATTGGTAATGCAGGTAGCTGTGATATTAGATTTGTACATCCTGAAAAGAATACTAATCTAGGTTCTTCTGTAAACTCATCTACCTGTAATCTTCTGTGTATCTCGTTCTTACCTGATACCCTACTGCCTTTACTTCTGTCTGATGGCCTCCACCTGCACCCTCTTTGTATCATCTGCTCTGCAAGTGATGGTCCTGTGTCACCACGTTTGTGCCAGAGAGAACTATCCAGCACACCATACTTTATATTACCGTCACCTTCTTCTAGTTCTAGTACCATCTCTGCTAAATCAACAGCTAGAACTTTTGATACGTACAACTCTCGATATACTATTATCTGCTCATTCGGTGCAACAGCAAACCAAAGTACACCACTATAAGAACCATAGCCATAGTCACATGCCCTAAACTTAACCCAGTTATGCGGTATATCAAAAGGCTCAACTACATGTATACTTCTATTAAACTCAGTAAATGCTGCACCTTCTTTTATATCCCAATCGCCCTCTAGCAATTGTTTTCTTTGATGTTCAGGCAACGATAGTAGCATTGCCTCGTAGTCACCTGTGTCAGCTAGGTATGGGTTATCTGCTAACCTAGCTGGTATAAACTTTCTTCTGAATAATGCCTTACCTGCTTTTGCGTGTCCTGCTGGATACTTTAGTGTTTCACCTGTTTCTATATCCGTAGCTGGAAAACTCTTGTTGTATGGAGCAGGATCAATAAACATTTTCTTGACCCACTGATGTCCCGGTCCTCCGGGGTTTGTTGTAGCCCTCATGTATACACCTAGTTCTGGTGCAGTGGAACGTAGACGAGATCGCATATAGTTCCATGCGAAAGGTGTAGACCATTGCGTTAGCTCATCAAAACCTATCCAGCTAAATGCTAGACCCTGATAGCGCATTACGTCATCATCTCTATCCAGATATGACATCCAAAGTTTTGCTCCAGATGGTGCGGTCCACTGCATTTTTCTCTCTGACCATTTTATACCGGGACATACTTTTGGGTATAACTCCTGCGACTTAGATATAAGTTCTCTTAACTCCTCTGTTGTATGTCGCAGTAACAATCCACTAAAAGATGGATGGTCAAAGTATCTAGTAGGATCAGCTAACATTGCGTAGCTCTTACCACCTCCAGCACTGCCACCGTACAATACCTCTCGTTCTGGTGCAGCTAAGAACTCTGTCTGTGGTCCTTCGTTTGGTTTAAATACTACATTAAGCTCTCGCTCTAATTCTGTAGTGTCATACTCCAGCCTCTGAGGGGCCAATTCTTTTTGCACCGACTCTGCTGGTTTCGATTTCTTCTGCCTTTTTGATCGCCTTTTCCGCATACTCTGCCCACTTGCGGAGGCTTCTAGCTTTGTCCTTACGCTGTCGCTCATGCTTTATTCTTTTCTGTAATCCAAGATGCGATATATACCTTCCTGTATTCTTACTTAACCATGCTGCAACTTCACGCAACGAGTACTGTCTAAGATACATTTTAGCTTTCTCCAAATGATCCAACTCTTCTTTGATTGGCAAGAGCAGGTCTTCATCTTCTGGATCGACTTCGTATCCGAAGGGTATTGTTCTAGCAATACGTGGTACAGGTAGCCACTCATTTTCTTCCTTTATATCTGTTGGTTGCGGTAGTTTCCATTTGCCTAAACTTCTGTTCATCAGTCATCATCGTCTTCTGCTTTTGCTTTAGGTGGCATTAGCATCACACCACCTGTTGCTTCTACCTGCATCTTCTCTGTCTTCACTAAACCTGTGCGGTCTAGTAACTCTTTAGCTGCTGACATTTTATCTCGTATGCCTAGCTCTGTTGGATCTAATAGTGCACCTGCCATAGCTACAGCAGCTCTAGGTGCATTACGTGCCATGTATTGTTGTGTAGCTTCCAGTATCTCTTCTTTCAAACTCTTAACTATATTAGTTGTAGAAGATCCCTCTGCATATCCAGCTAGTTTCTTTGCAGTTGCTACATCACCATTTGCTTCATCAAATAGCACCTCTAGAAACTTTAACTGGTTCTCTGTATATTGTCTAGCCATTTAGCGTTCCTGTTTTCATAATGTTACTTAGTCTTAGTGCTCTACCTTTTACTTGTGATGCCCACTTAGAATCTAACATTTCTACAGCAGCAGTGCCATAATCACCTTTATGTATTGCTGCCCACATCTTTTTAAATCTATTTAAACGTGGCATACCTAAGTTAAATGCCATATTTATACACACCATCTGTCTAGCTTCATCTAGTTCTTCTACACATGGATGTGCTTTGCATAGTTCTTTTTCAACTATAGCTATGTCATTTCTTAGAAGATACCTAGCTCCATACAATGTAAGACCATTCATATATACGTCTTGCAAAGATGTGTAACCTAGATGTTGAAGCTCTTCATCTGTTAAGCCTCTATCCTCTAAGTTTCTGCCCACTCCAATTGTATCTATGTCAAGTGAATCAGTATAGACTTGTAGTTCCATACCTTCATCAGCTATCAACATCTCTACAAGTTTGTGTGAATCATACTTCATCTATTTCTTCTTTGGCATTGCAAAACCAAAGTATGCACCAACAAGTGCAGACAATGAACCGTACATCATCATAAGAATACTGTCAGCCTCTGCAAATCTAGTAGGCCATATTAGTACAGCAGTCGTAGCTATCAGCATTGTACCTAGTGCAGTCCATGCCATGTAACGTCTATTAGATTGATATGCAACTTTGTCTACTATTACGTTTTCTTCTGCCATGTTTCTCTCCTATTTTTTAAATAGTTTAGTGGCACTACGTACCCCAAACGATGCAGCCACAATTACTGAAAGTGCATACTTGTACCAGTCAGGCATCAACTGCAATTGTGCAAAACCTATTTGTACTATGTCTTCACAACCGGGAACAAACGCCAGTACCAAAGGTATCGAAAACAAAATCGTAAGCCATTCATCTTTCCAACTACCCTCACTTGCTTTAGCCTGTGCTATGTCCCAATCTATCTCACCTGTAGCCTGTCTTTCTTTTATCTTAGCTTCAGATTTAATAGTAACAATCTTAGCTTCTGTCTTAGCTTTCTTTTCAGCCACATGACCATCTAACCATGTACCAGCTAGATTAGCTACTGGTCCTATCAAAGATCCTAAACCAAACATCACACTCTCCTAAAACGTGCAGTCTTCTTTGCTATCTTTTTAGGTTGTTTAGCATGTTGTTTTTTACTTGCACGTTTAGCTCTAGTAGTAGCAGCATACTCACTTGGTGTCAAGGCTTTTATTGCAGCAGTAGGTAAATATCTTTCTCCTGTTGCTTTTGGTCCTTGTGTAGATGGCTTACCTGATTTAGTTCGCCACTTCTGTCTGCCCCAAGCTGATAGGCTTTCCTGTCGTTTAGTCTTCGCCATTAGACTCTTCTTTACAATGACAGTCACATTTGCAAACACTAGGATCACAATTACATTCTACACAACTGTCACATTTACATGTATTATCTTCCATCATCCAAATACTCTCCTGTCCACATCCACCTCTTGAATCTAAAACAGATCTAGCCATAGCGTAAGTCCTACCCTCATAATAACGTCTGTAGTAACCCATGTGACTATTAACTCTTATAGCCACCACCTTTTGCTTTATATTGCTTTGCTAACATTTGAGCTTTTCTCGCTGACCATTGCCCCGGAGCACCGCCTTTTCCACCAGCCTTAATACTATTAAATAATCTTTTACGCATACCCGGCTGAGTGTAGTTACCTGATT